GCTGCTAAAACAAAATCTGCAGATAAAGTATCAGTTGCTGTAGGAGTAATTTGGAATACTGGGCCTAAGATAGCATTAGTTAATGTAGTAGCTGAAGAGCCAATTGTAGGAGCTGTTACACGAGCTACCTTCACGCTATTAGCATACACTTCTAAGTCTGTACCATTGTAGTAGAAGCCCAAGTCAACCCATGTAGCAGCAGCTACATTTGCAACGCCTGTTACTAAAGTTGTTGCTGTTGAGCCAACTGTTGACACTAAGTTAATAGAAGTTGAAGCAGCTGGTTTAACAAACCAAATACCGTCAGTAGCTGTAGAACCATTTTGCAAACCAGCATAGAATGATACGTTACCTGCTACAGCAGATGCTTGGATACGAGTTGTAAACCATGCACGGGTACCTGCTTGGAATTGGAAGAATTGACCATTCTTATAAGCAGATGAGGCAGTTGTTGTACCACCTGGAGTAAGAGTAGCTACACCACCAACACCAGCAATTAATGTAAATGTAGATGAAGTACCTGTTACAGAATAGTCTGTACCAATAAGTGTATTAAAGTCATTAGTGTAAACTGAGCTACCTAACGCTTGAGTACTCCCAGTGTGAAAAGGGTCTGGGAAGGGGAATGAGTAAAGTGTTTCATTTGGGAAAGCGGTTGAAAGACCACTTAATAAACGGGTTGGGTTTGACATTGTAAATCTCCTTTGACGTTGCTAAGCAACGCTTAATTAAAAGCGTCAGCAGAGTTGTTTATATTATTTAAAGCCTTTTTTAGGCACTGTAGTATCAGGGCGTTTGCCCTTTTCTTTCTCTTTTTCGTATGACATATATTTCCTTTAATAAAGAGTGAGACTTACATAAGTATTTTACACCTAAAGCTCATTCAATATATACTACACTAATTCTCGACTAATGTCAAGAGGTATTTCTAAATACCTTTACTAAGGTCCACTCACTTTGTTATTAAATAAGATATAGCTTTTTCTTTATGCTCTTCTGGTCTTAGTCTAGCCATATCTTCTTAATAATCAAAGGGTTACGGGCCGTTCACACCCCAAATAGCACGAGGGTCAGACCAACCGAATGAATAACGTTCGTAGCCTTTAGCCTTCATGTTCATTGTATCAAAGTCATTGTCTTGGTCAAAAGTAATACCAGTACGCTCATAATACTTCATACCTGTTTTACCAGGAATAGTATTACGGATAAACCAAGCGTGAGGTGAAGTTAAGTAATGATTAACTTTGAAACCACCTGGAATATAGTTACCAGATTTGATTACGTTAATATCATTATTAGCATTACCTGTTTGGTAAGAACTCTTAAGAATACGTTGAGCATTCATTAACTCTTGACGGGCAGTAATCAAAGTGTGTGGCATGATGTTAATCAACAAACCACGGTCATTTTGAAGACCCATAATTGCAATGACCGCATCTTCTAAAGCACTCTCAGATAAGTCAACATCAACTGTTGGACGGTTAGCCCATGTACCACCTGATGTGTTAGGGTGAGCAGTGTTAGCTAAAGATGTATTATCACCACCTGTGTATGAACCGTTGAATGCACGGTTGTATACGTTAGCAGCAACGTTCTCTTTAGTTTGACGGAAAGACATAGCCAATGCAGCAGCACGACGACGACTAACAGCTTCATACAAGTTGTCATCTAACTCTTCTTTAGTTACGATGTAACCAGTAGAGTAAGCAACGTGTGTGTAGCGAGTAGTGAAGCCTTGTACTTCTGAATCATATTGTACACCTTGACCTTCTGGTTTAACAGAAGCTAGACCGAAGCCTGTAAGTTGTACATCTTCTTCATAGTTTTGACCAGATGTTTCTGAATCGAATAAGTCAGTATACTCTACTGCATGTTCGTCATAAACCTGACCCCACCATTGTTTGATACCAGGCCAGAGGGCCTTCGGATGACTTGCGGTACTAATTAAACCTGCCATATAATTCTCCTATTATTATCTATTAAACGCCAGTACGACCAGTTGCAGCACCAACGTAGTTATGTACGTTAAAGCGAACTAGTAATGCTGAGTAAGCACCAAAACCATTATCAGGACGTTGTATTAAACCTAATACTTGGAGAGGAAGACTTAATGTTGTAGCTGGACCAGTAGCAACAGTAGATGAGTATGGAGCACCATTACCTAGAGTTGTTTGGTTAGCAGTTACAGTAACGTTTACGTTTTGGTTTGCATTAGCAGCAGCCCATACAGTAGAGTCACCTTGGATTTCAAATACAGTACCTGGGTCTGTAACTACATAAGCATAGTGTTGACCTGCTGATAAAGGTAAGTAAGTTTTTTCTAATGATAGAGAATTACCTACTAATGAAGTACCAGCATCTGCAACACGAATACCTACAATAACACCTAATGGTAAAGTAGATACACCAACTACACCTGTCCATTTAATGATGTTAGGAACACCATTAGCATCTGAACCAGTAGCTGCCATTACTATATCACCAATTGCATATGTGTTTGAAGCATCTGTTGGAATTGAAAACAGAGTTGCACCTTGTGACCAAGGACTCCCATCTGTATTTTGTACTGGGCTTAAGCCCTTAGGACGATTGATATTCGCCATATATTACTCCTTAAAATTTGTTTGATTGATTCATTTTAATGCCACCCTTAGGGGTATAGAAACCTTCAGTAGATTCTGAAGAAGCCTTACCATTACGGATTGCATCATCTGTAGCATTTACTTTAGCTTGAACAGCTTGTTGGTCTTCTTCATACCACTCTTGTTTAACTTTCATCAAGTAGGCATACTGAGGTTCTTTACCATCTTCACTACGTCCAACTAAAAATCTAACCTTATCTCCGACGTCAGTGTTACGAGAAACAACGTTCTCACGTGTACCACCAACCTCGTCAGGGCTAACAAACTCATAACCACCAGACTGTGCACTAGCAATACGACCTGGACTATCATTAAAAATATGTAAGTGGTAACCTTCTATTTGATGTTCAATAGTTAGTTTACCTTCTGTACCATTAAAGACATTCCGCTTACGTGAAACTCCTGTACCAAGACGGTCAGCTGTAGACCTTACTGTTAATGCTTTCTCTTTTTTCTGTTCAATTGTGTGTGCTTGTGCCATGCTTATCTCCTTAAGACCAGTCGTATGAATCAACGTATTCTTGTTTTGTTTTAAATAGTCCTTGCTTAACAAACTTATCACATGCAGCTTTTGCATCTGCAGGAAGGTTGTCATAGCTTTTCTTTTTAGAAGATGTGCTACCTCTTGTGGTAGAACTATCTACTGATGCAAACTCTTGTGCCTTACCACGAAGTTGTGGTAGTACACTTTCAATTCGCTCATCAAGTTTATCAAGGAACTCTTTACCTTGTAGACCTGGGAACTGTTTACGAATAGACGCTCCCAAACCATTAACAACTTCTGTTGCTTCAATGTCATTACCAAACCATTTATTATCTTCAATCCAATTGGATAGAGATGGGTCTAGTTTAACTGGCTCTTCAACTCTAGGTGTAGCAACAGGTTCTTTCTGGCTACTCTTAGCGTCCTTAACTTCCTCAATACGGTCTTCTATCTCTACGACCAAGTCAGCATCACCTTCACGGATAGCTTCTTTACGTTGGTCTTTTAAACTTAATAGTTCATCTTGGAGTTGCTTTTGTTTACGTTCATAAGAATCCTTTTGAAAAGATTTAAACTCTTCAGTTGCAGCTCTTAGTTCTGCAATCTCCTTATCATGCTTATCACGGGTGACCTCTAACTCTTTCTTAAGTCGGTCATTGTTAGCACGTAAGATAGGATTAATTTCCTTACCACGTTTCTCAAAAGTCTCTGCATCTACCCAGTCTGCTTCATTACCACGGAACTCTTCTTTAGAGACCCATCCGAAATGACGAGCATTCTTTTCAACTTCAACATTAACTTCTACGTTATCTTCACTCATTTTAGTTCCTCTCTATGTATAGCTACCACATCTAAGTCATTAATAACTCGATACTCTTTATTATCAGATGTCTCTTTACCTTTGTAAATCAAACCTGAATACTTACCAAAAGTAATTAGGTCACCTACCTTACACCAAGCACTTGGTTGGTCTGAGTAGGCAGTTGTACCTAGTTCAATAACCGTACCTCGCATTTGAGCAAGTCGTTCCATATCTACTGTATCTTTAGAAAGTATAATACCTCCTACTGATACCTCTTCTAGGGCTAGTGGTTGTACTAACAACCTATGTCCTACTGGAGTAATGCCACTATTATTTACCATAGTTAAGCCCTTCCATCATATCTTCATAGTTTACATTCACTATGTTTATTACTGCTGCACATCGACCTTTAATTTCTTCAATGTTGTCATACGAACCTGCAACTAGGTTCTCTTTTAACTCTTCTCTGCTATTTAATAAAGACTTAAAAAAAGCTTTCGTTACTGGATGCTGAGTCCATTCCTGGAACTCCTGCGCGGTTAGAATCATTACTATCCTCTCTTTGGTTATTACTATCTATTTCAAACGCCTTCATCATTACTTCTGCTTGCTTCATCAGATGGTCTCTGTGAGACTTCTCTGCCCCAATCTGAGCATTGAGTAAAGCTATCTCATGACCAGTGCCCACACCTTCAGCTTCTGCCATAAGTTTTACTGCCTCAGCTTCCAACTTCTTAACTGTTGCTTGTGTCTTCTCTGCCTCTTGTGCTAACTTCATTGCTGCTATCTTACCCTTCAACTGCATATCTGCTTGCTTAACTTGACTCTTAATTTGTTCAATTTGTAACTTAGGATTCTGTGGAGGTGGTACAGCGTTAGGACCTTTAGGGTCTGGTAACACTTTGTCTATGTCAGCTACCTTCAATGCCTCTAGGTAACGTCTATTAACTTCATACAGGTTGTACCCTGGAGAACCATGAGCTGCTTGTAACACTGCTGTTGCTTGATTAACTCGTTGTGCATCTGACACTACATTAGGGTCTGAAGCTGGGGAGATGTCTTTAGCATCACCTTGAAAGTCTTCTATAATTGTCTCTTGAGCACCAAACTTAGTTTCTTTAGGAAGGTATAGTTGGTTAAGACGATATTGCTTTTTAAACTCTTGTTTAAGTGAACGGTGTACTCGTTTAAAGATACCAGAGAAAATCTTCATACCTTGTTCTAGAGTGTTACGACTAGTTTCAGCAGGAGTGTTTTGACCTGGACTTACACCAACCATAGCATCAGTAGCAGAACCTACACGTTCACCATAACTAATTAATAGATTAAGGAGAGTAAATAACACTTGACTTGGTTCACGTACAGGTAGAGGGAATACATTCTTACGAATGTCATCACCAGTTGTTTCTACATGCTTCCACTCTAGGGGAGCAAACGATTGATTACCACCGCGAATTTTAAGACCACGGCCCAGAAAACCACCAGCAGTATTCGCCATAGTACCAGCATCAATAAGCTGATTGACAATAGTATTAATAGACTCATTAAGAGGACCAAGAAGGACTCCAAACCCAAGGTCATAGAAACCACCATCAGGAGAAGGAATAAAGCTATACTTGGTAAAGTATTGTTCTGCAGCAATAAATACAATACGACCATTCTTTTTCTCAATAGAGGATTCAAAGTAATTAGCCATAATACGAAGAACCTTCTTAGATTCTTTATGTACAGTTACAATGTATGGTTCTGAATACCCATCACCATCTAAGTCTAAGTAACGATGTTGTTCTAAGATTTCATAGGGGGTATCTGGGTCATTAGAAGCTGGGTGAGCACCCTGAGCTTTATCTCTTGTCTCATTAGGTTCTAAACTCTTAGCTTGACCTAAGTCACTCTCAACATATAAACCACGTAGAGTACGTTCACGAATGTCATTCTTATTTAAGTATAAGATATGAGTAATACGGTTAGCAGTCTCTAGACTTTTAGTCCAGTAGTCTACCACCAAATCTTTAGCTAATACCATCTCTGATACATTAGCTTTAGTACGAGGAGACCAATAGCTCTTTTTAAAAGAACAACCTATAATAGGTGTGGTAATTAATACCTTATCCATTTGGTCTTCCCAAGCTTCATCTTCTTCTAGAAGTTGGTAGGACATAAAGTCTTCTACACGTTGTGCCCTTGCAGTCTTTTCACCTGTAGGGTCTGGTCCATTAACTCGACATTTAACAATGTCTGTACCTGTAATAAGTGCTGGGTAAGCTCTTGCATGAAACTGTAAAGCAGCAATAGTAATAAGAGGAAACTTAACATTAGAAGCTCCAGCCCAAGGAAAGGATTTCTGTTCAACAACTTGGAGAGCAAGCTTCATACTCTCATCCATCTTATATTCCCAGTCTTGACGGGATTCTTTATCCATGTTGTATTCACGAACAACCTTCTCACCAATGGTAGTTAGTTGCACGTCATCCATCATCTCTGCAATGTTAGCTGTAGAGAGAAGTTCTTTAGTTGTTGCTGAGAAGTCTAGTTCCATGTATTAGTATCCACAGGTAGTTGACCTACCATCCTCTTGTTGGTCTTTCATCATCATCATATAATCTTCTTCTTCCATCTCTTGTAAGGTGGACGCATTATGCACTTGGTCAATTACTAAACCCAACCAACTAGAAGCATCCACCTGGTCATCATGTCTACTCTTGGGGAATCTAACCAACTCATCCTCATAGTCAGGATACCAAGATGCACCCTTATCAAACTTAACACCACCACCTCTTAACCTAGCTTGGAAAGACCTAGCCCTTGCTTGCTTATCTTTAGTAGGAGTCATAGGGTATAAGTTTAAATAACTA